AATGATACGGCGAAGCCTTTGTTAACTCCGTGGCTGGTTATACAACACGAATAATAGTTGAAGCAATTAGTCCATTTACTTTATGCGAAAATCCATTTAATTAATGGATCCAAAGAAACTATATATCCGTCAAGTTACTAAAGCCTTAGATGCTTTGGGTACTGAGATATTAAACATTATGAAGGCTCAAGCACCAGTAAAAACAGGCAAGCTAAAGCGTTCTATTCGATATAAGATAGTTACTAAAAACGATAATCCTGCATTATCATTCTATTACATCTATTATGGCGTTTACGTTGACTTAGGTACTTATAGCAATGCAGATAAATCAAGCTACGGAATGAGTCAGTTCATAATGCCTAAATGGAATCCAAGACCAGGACATACGGGTAAAGGAATATTACCTAGATACTGGACATCATTAAGCGACGATGCACAAGAGTTAATAGCATACTTTGCAAAGAAATTGGAGCGCACGGTGAGTGCTGACATAGTAGAATTATTAACAGGAGTTACAACAAAAACAAGTAGAGCTACAACATAAAATTATGAGAACAATTAAAAGTATATCAATTAGAAAATTTATCGAGATTTCGGATTTAATAAAAGACGAAACAAGCATACACGACCGTATGAAAGTGTTCCAAATTGTCACAGGTTGCGACATGGAAGAAATCCGTATTATCCCAGCTGAAATACTCGATACGATGTGGAATGAGTTTGTACACAATTGCTTTGACTTAGGCGATGGGAGTGTTGACAACATCATTACCATTGATGGTAAAAGTTACGGATTGATTAACGTGAAAGGATTAACAGTTGGTGAAATGGCAGATATCGATGTGTTGAAAAACCACCCCGTGTTAAACTTCAATCTTCATAAAATAATGGCTATTCTTTACAGACCATTGATAAGCAAACTACCTTTCAAAATTGAGCCTTATAGCAGTGAAACATTTGAAGAGCGAGCTGAATTGTTTGCAGAGAAAATGCCCGTTAAGGTTGCATTGAACACCGCTGTTTTTTTTTTAAATATATTGGGCAGCTTGAAAGAAGTTACAAAGGACTTTTTGGCGAAACCGAAAGCGGAGAAGAAGAAAAAAATCTTGAACGTGCTGATGTCCGTTGCGCTCGAGGTTGGAATACGTTTATTTACTTCTTGGCGAAAGACGACATCCTTAAAATCGAAGAAGTCACAAAAATAGAATTAATAACAGCCTATAATTTTTTAGCACACCAAAAAAGCAAAAATGATAACAGCAATTAACTACGCACCATCTTACTTACAAGGAGTTTACAATCCTATTATATGGAGTGTTACAAGTAATCAAATAGCACAAACAAATTTTTCCTATGTATTCGATGTATACATTAACGGTACTTTTCAAATAAGATTAAAAGTAAAACCGAATCCAGCGGGTGTTGGCATGGTTGATGTAAGTCAAATTTGTCAATCATTTTTACCAATTGACATAGTGCCCGAAACTATTATCGATAATTTTTCGGATTTAATTTTTGCAGATAATCTTAATTCAAGCTTACATGTATTTTTAAAAGTTGGTGAAGAGTACGGAAGTCCTGGTGTTATTTATAACGGCGTTACTACGGGAGTAGAAGGTTCACCAGCTTATAATTTATATGCAAAAAAAGGAAATGAAATATTAGATATTCCCGTTCATGCTTGGAATTCAAGTTTAGAGTTTAAAGAACAACAAGAAGGCATGAGTGTTTTTACAGCCACAAGTGGTGGCTATGGTGCTTTAGCTTCAAGAACTATTCACTATGACTGGGGTTTAAATGTGTTAGTTCCTTTAATGGATAAGGCTTATCCATTGACTTATTCAATACTTAATCAAAAAGTTTATTTAAAAGATGTTAATGTATTATCTTTTATAAATTGGACTAAATATGCTACACTAAATGATAATTACATTGCTTTTTGTAAAATAAGATATTACAATGCAAGTGGTACTTTAGTAAATCAATATAATGCAAGTTTAGATTCCTTAAACGGTTTTAATCAGAAATTAAATTGTAGCACGGTTGTAACAACTCAATTAAATACTAGATACGATATTGTTCATGTTGATTCTCAATTAGATCATTTAATGTATTATTTTAACAGTAAATTATCAACTGGCTACACTTTATCTCCAAATGAATCAATGAGTATTCAAATGTATACGCACCAAACCGCTAACGGGTGTGTGCCTAATATCGCTTCAACGCAAGAAGTTAGGTTTACAATGTTAGAAGATTGTGAAACTTTATACACACGTGTAAGGTTAAGTTGGTTAAATGATTTGGGCGGTCGTGATTACATGAATTTCACAATGTTTACTGAAAAGGAAATTCAAACTACTAACGATAATTATTATCAAGAATCAATGAATTGGAATTTAACAACGCCAGTACCAATGAATGTTCAAAATCCTAACCAAAATTTAAGCATAAAAGGCGGTAATGTAATCTACAATAAACAAGCGTCAACATCGTGGATGTTAAACACGGATTGGCTTACACAGGATGAAGTTAATTTACTTGAAGGATTACAAAAGAGTTCACATGTGTTGGCTTATTTCAATGATAATTTATATAATCAATATGCGCCTTATAGCGTACGAATAGGACAAACATCTTATAAGACTAAAAATATTAAGCAAGTAAAAATGGTACAAGGTGAATTTGAAATATTTTTGAATCAAATACAAAAGATTAATTAATGAGATTATACGTTAAGATTACTACTGGGTTTATCTTATTAGATTTAATGGAAAACAATCCGATTAAATTAACCATGTCGGTTGCGGATATAATGGATCCGACCGCAAACCCATCGACTTATTCACAAACTTTCAGAGTACCAAATACGGCTAATAACAATTTGTTTTTTAAAAGTGCATTTAACATTAATGCAATTAGTTTTGATGCTACTAAAAAAATAGAATCTTACGTTGAAGATAGTAACGTGACTATTTCAGTTGGTTCAATTAGATTGACTAATATAATTACAAACAATCGAGATAAGAATGTTGAATATGAGATTACTTTTTTCGGTGAAGTTTCAGACTTTAGTTCGGCGATTGGCGGTGGGTTTTTGAATAGTTTAGATTTAACAGCATACAATCATGTTAAGAGCTATGTTAATGTGGTTGATAGTTGGAGTTTAAATTTATTAAATGGAGATGTAATATATCCATTGATTGAGTGGGGTTATGATTATTTAGATGGAAAACCAGTACAAAATACATTAGCTTTACACCATGGAACGTATGCGCCTAACGGTTTTACAGCAAATATCCATCCATTATCAATCGACCAATTCAAACCCGTAATTCGTGCCAAAGTTTTGTTTGATGCAATATTTAATCTAAGTGGTTTTACTTATGATAGTACGTTTCTGAATGGTTCGGATTTCATGAATCAATATATAATCACTGAGCAAATAGATACAGCGATTGATAGAAGAACAGCTAAATTTCAAGCTAAAGGCAATGCAAGTCAAAGTTTGAATCTAACTTTAACTAAATTATTTTTTCCAAATGAGATTTACGATACAGCAAATTCATTCGACAATGCAACATCAATCTTTACAGTTCCTTTAACATTTGCACTACCATTAACTCAATTTTATACATTTGAAATTAGTGGTGCAACGAAAATGATATTTACAGGCTTACCAGGAACGCCAATTACTTTTGATATTCAAATATTTAATTTAACAACGCCAGCGGTAATTGCTACACAAAGTTTTTCTTACACTCCAGTAATTCAAAACGAAATTTTTAATTTTACAGCTAATTTTAATGTGTTTAATGCGTTAGCACCGATTGGCAATGAATTAATATTCAGACTAAATATTACAAGTGCTAATGTTGCAGTTGCAAGTATTTTAAATGCTACATTAACCCAAACTACATCGGTTGATAATATCAATGTATTGAATAATTACCTACCAAACAACGTTAAAAATATTGACTTTTTAAAAGGAATTATCGAACGATTTAACCTTGTTTTAGAACCATCAAAAACAATCTCAAAACACTTCATTATTACTCCGTGGGTTGATTGGGTAGAACAAGGCACACAAAGAGATTGGACTAATTTAGTAGACGGTAATGTTGACATCCAAAGCAAACCATTGTTTGAAAGTCAATCGAGGTCAAATACTTTCTTAGACGATGAAGATAGCGACTATGTTAATTATAATTTTCAGTTAGCTACAAAGCGAACTTTTGGACAATTAGAGATTGACAGTCAAAACGAAAACATCGTAGGCAATAAAGTAACGCAATCGTTATTTAGCCCTACTCCATTATTACCAATTGGGAACGCAAGTGCTGAAACAAGTGCTAGCGCAAACCAAAAGTTAGCAGCTAAATTCTTAATACCTCACATTGCTAAAGATACAACTACCGAGCGAACTCCGATAGTTCCAAAATTAAGATTGGTTTATTACAATGGAATGATAAACGCACCTTTAGAATGGCACATAAAAAACGATGCGAATGTTACTCAACATTGGAATCAATATCCTTTAGTAAGTCAATATTCAGTATTTACGAATACAAGTAATTTTATCGACATGGCATGGCGTAATAGTGCGCCTTTATATCCGATAACTGGAGCGGTTGCAAACCCACCATTTAGAACAATCTTTGATTTATTCAACAACTATTGGCAAAAGTGGTACAATTTTACATACGATTCATTCGGTCGAATATTAGAAATGAATATAATTTTAGATTATAGAAACATATTTGATTTGCGTTTTAATGATAAAATTTTTATCAAAGATAGTTGGTTTATGGTTAATAAAATAACCGATTATGAAGTAGGTAAACCAACATCTTGCAAAGTAGAATTAATTAGAGTTGGGGAACAAATATCAATCGTTCCAAGTCAATTGATTACAGGACAATTGATGTGTTACCAAGTTGCTCAAGAGACAAATTGTGATGTTTATTGTTGCTTTATTAATGGCAATGCAACAACCACTTATTATGAGCAAAATGGACAAATATTTTTAGATCCAAACGGTAATTTACCAGCTCCAAATGGATTTTATTCTTATGGCGTTGGGAATACATTTCAAGCAATTAACGGATTTATTACTAACTACATTAACACAACTTCATGTGTATGTTAAACAACTAATTAAAATATGGCAAACGAGATAAATATAGGAATAAATACCACGTCAAACCTAGACGGGATAAACCAAGTCGACCAAAGCGTAAAGAGTTTACGACAACAAATTAAAGAAGCTACCGCAAACGTAGCCATACTTTCTGATAAGTTTGGAGATACTTCTAAAGAAGCCATTGAAGCGGCAAAGGCGGCAGCTGTCTTAAAAGATAGAATGGGAGATGCAAAAACCTTAACAGATGCGTTTAATCCTGATGCTAAATTTAAAGCGGTTAGTGCGTCACTTACAGGCGTTGCGGGTGGATTTAGTGCGGTTACGGGTGCCATGGGTATCTTTGGCGAAAAGAGTAAAGATGTTGAAGCGGCAATTTTAAAAGTGCAAAGCGCAATGGCTTTGGCTAGTGGTGTTCAAGCGATTGGTGAGAGTATAGATAGTTTCAAACAATTAGGTGCCGTAATAAAATCTACAACGATATTTCAAAGGATTGCAACAGCAGCGCAATGGTTATGGAATGCGGCATTAAATGCCAATCCTATTGGTGCAGTTGTGGTTGCAGTTACGGCATTGATAGGAGTTGGTTATTTGATGATAAAAATGTTTAAAAGTACAAATGAAACATTAGAAGTATCAAAAGAAAATATTGAAAAATATAATAAAAAAATTGAAGCACAAACTACATTACTTGAAAATAATCGTAGAAAAAAGCATGAGTTACAAGAATTTGAATTGAGGTTAATGAAAGCCCAAGGTAAATCCGAAGAAGCTATTTTAAAACGTGCCTTAGCTATTTCAAAAGAAAATCAACAAGAAGCATATAAGCAATACGAATTAAAACGTACTACTTTAGAAATGCACAAAAATATAATTGCAACTTATGAATCAACGCAAGCCGATTTAGATAAGAAAATTGCATTAGAGGAATATGGCAGTGTTTTAAAAGTTCATTATGAAGAGCAAAAGAAAAATAATGCTAGAGAATTAGTTAATTCTAAAGAGCAATTAAATGCGTCAATTTTGGCAAATAATGCTGCGGTTAAAGTAGTTAATGAAGCTAACGCACAATTTAAAAAATCTAAAGAAGATTTAATAATATTTACAACCCAAAAAGAAACAACTGCAAATCAAGAAGCAAAAGATAGGCAAATAGAACAAAATAAAAAACAACAAGAAATAAGAGATGAAGCGGCTCGAAAAAGATTAGAAAAACAACAACAAGGTAATACAAAAGAAGAAAAAGAAGAAGTAAGGTCAGATAAACAAAAGCTTGAAGATTTAGAAAAATATTTAAAAGATGAAAAAGATGCTTTTGATAAAAGAACGGAAGATGAATATCAAACATCAATAGATTTAATGAACCTTCAAGATGTTGGTTTTGAAGATGATTTAAGTAAAAAATTAGCACATTACCAACATTTAAAAACTATTCAAGAAGATTACGGAAAAGAAACTATAAACATTGATACTCAAATTGCTGAAACTAAAATAGATATAGATAAAAAAGCTGCAGAAGATAAAATAGCGATTGCAGAAGCCGAGTTAGAAATGAAAAGAGTAGTTGCTGATAAAACTATTCAAGTAGCGGGACAAGCTGGGCAATTATTACAAGATATAGCTGGTAAAAGTAAAGGAGTTGCAATTGGGGGAATAATAGTTGAAAAGGCGGCATCTATTGCGGGTATTATTTCAAATACGGCTCAAGCAAATGCGCAATTTTTAGCCAATCCAGTTTCTGCTGCAACTTTAGGAACTGCGGCAATAAGTCCGATAGCTTTAAACAACATTAGTGCGGGTATTAGTATTGCATCAATCTTAGCACAATCGGCAAAAAGTATTTCTGAAATCAACGGCGCAAAGTCAAGTGATACGGCTGGTGGTGGTGGTGGTTCAACACCATCTAAATTCGCAACGGGTGGATTAGTTCAAGGTATGGGTACATCTACAAGCGATAGTATCATGGCTAATTTATCGAATGGAGAATCGGTTATTAATGCGAAATCAACAGCCATGTTTGGGAATTTACTTTCGAACATAAATCAAATGGGTGGCGGTGTTTCTTTTGGTAATCAAAATCAAACAAATCCGATATTTAAAACGTACGTTGTAGCAAGCGAAATGACTTCGCAAATAGAGGCAAATTTAAAATTAAAACAAATAGCAAGATTATGACAAATAGAAAATTAATTGAATTAGTAATAAGTGAAAGCGGTGGAGTCGATAAAATTTCATTGGTTGAAGAGCCAGCCATTGAGATTGATTTCATGTATTTTAAAAAGGAATTAGAAAAATATAGGTTTGATAATGATTTACAAATTGTAATCGGACCAGCCATGATTCCTGACATGAAGATTGTAAGATTTGATGACAAAGGTAATTATTACGATGTTGTTTTTTCCAAAGAAACTATTTTGAAGATTGCAAAAAAGTTTATGAAAGAAGCTCGAACGAATGACATAAACCAAGACCATGAGAATAAAAAGAAAACAGGTACCTACGTTTACGAATCGTGGATAGTTGAAGATGAGAACGACAAAGCAATTCAAAAATATGGATACGATGTGCCCGTTGGAACGTGGATGGTAAGCATGCAAGTAGAAGATATGGCAACGTGGCAAAGAGTGAAAAATGGGGAGTTAAAAGGCTTCAGCGTTGAAGGTGTTTTTGAGGAATATGAAAACGAGGAATTATTCAATAAGATTAAAGGAATCATTGAATTTGACGAAGATAAGGCAATCGAACTGGCGAAGACTTTAGGAATCAAAGCAAGTGATATGGAAGAATTCGAAGTTGTTGAATACGATGAAAATTTCATTCCAGTACAAGGATATAAAGAAGGCTTAACAGTATACAAGTACGATGGACCACCAGCTGAAAGAACATTTTGTAAGTCGTTATTATCACTTGAAACTTATTTTACATTTGCAGAAATTCGAGCCATAGCTCAAGCGCCAGTTAATCCAGGCTTTGGACCACGTGGTACAAACATTTATGATATATGGAAATATAGTGGCGGTGCAAATTGCAAACATTTTTGGCGTAAATATTACATCAATGCAAAAGAAAAAATAATCAACAAAGGACGTGCTCCAGGACTTGCGGGAACCGCTCCATACGACCAACCAAATCATGGTTTCTTACCAAATAATAAATAATTATCCACATTTTTGTTAAAAACTTTAAAACAAATATTTACTAATATGTACAAATTAAAATTAAACCAAGTTAGAGAACTACTAGGCGTAGAAGTGTCTCTTGAAAAAATTGTTTTAGTTGATGGAACTGAGGTTATGACTGAGAAATTAGAAGTCGGATATCCTGTTTTTGATGCTGAAAATAACTCCGTTGGAGAAGGCGAACACACAATGGCAGATGGCACAATGTTCAAAACTGACGAAATGGGTATAATTACCGAAATCGTTTTTGCAGAAGTTGAAGAAACTGAAGCACCAGTTGAAGTAACTGTTGAAGCGTCGGAAGTTGAAGTAGCAGTTGATCCAATGCAATTAGTTTACGAATCAATTACAGAATTAGGAACTGAAATTGCTAATTTAAAAGAAAGAGTAAATTCATTCTCAAAGGCACCAGCAACTACACCAATCAAAAAAACTGAAGTTGAAGAAATTTCAGTATTTTCAAAAATAGACAAATTAAAATTCATTAAAAACCAATTAAAAAAATAAATTATGGCATTCGATTTAACAGCATTACCAGCTTATACCGACCAATTATCAACCGACCTTATTAGTGAGGCGTTATTGAAATCTTTTACAACTGATTACGTAACTATCGAAGCGGGTAAAACTGCGGGTACATCAGCAATCAACATCATGAATTCAGTAGTTGACATTTTAGATGCAACTTGTGGATTTGCAGCGGGACAAGTAGGTAACAACGACACAGTATTCTCTCAAATTCCTTTAGTAGTAGGTTCAAAAATGTTGAAAGAGCAATTATGCCCTGAAGATTTAAGAACTAAATGGACTTCATCTCAATTAGGTGCGGGTGCTAACCAAGAATCAGTACCTTTTGCAGAATTAATCGCAGCAAACAAAATGAACAACATTGCTAAATATGTTGAGAATACAATTTGGCAAGGAGATGGTGTTGGTGGTACATTAGATGGTTTGTTATTTCAAACTGAAAACGCTCAAGGTTCAATTAATTCAGCGGGTGCTTATGCTCAATGGACTACATCAACTGCAATTGCACAATTTTGGTTGAACGTTGGTTCTTTAACTCCATCATTACAAACTGAAGATGATTTAATTCTTTACACTTCTTATGCTAACTATCAAGCGTTAGTGGGAGCCTTAATCAACACAGGAGCTTCAGTAATCGGTACTTTTGCTCAAGTTTCAAATGCAAGTGGTGTTAACGCTCCTAGCTCATTTGTTTTCCCTGGTACAAACATCACAGTTTATGCAGCACCAGGAATTAATGATGCAGCACGTGTAATCTTAGGACCTAAAAAATACTTATTTTTCGGAACAGGTTTGTTAGATGAAATGGACACATTTAAATTCTACTACAACCAAGCAGATGACATCATGAATTTCAATGCGAAATTTAGATTAGGGACAGCGGCTTATGCTTCTCAAATAGTATCAAATTTATAAATAAAAAAGGGGTGTAAAAAGCCCCTTATTTTTCAACTTAAAAAATATATAAAAAATGGCGTGTACTATTTTGAATACAATGAACTTAGATTGCATGAGTGCCTTAGGTGGCGTGAATAGTATCTTTGTTTATGCAGAAGGAGGTCTTTATGATATCCAAACAGTTACGGCGGGTGAGGTTACTTTGGCTAATGGTAATGGTACTTTTTTCCAATATCGTTTTGGAAAAGATACTGCGAAGTTAACAGAAACGGCAACGATTTCAAACGCAAACGGAACGGTGTTTTATACAACTGAATTGAGTGTTAACATTAGCAAAAGAGATGTAGCAAAAAGAAACGAATTTTTGTTGTTAGCAAAGAATCGTGAAATTAGAGTTATTGCATTAGACAACATGGGACAATTTTGGTTGTTAGGCAACACACGTGGAGCTAACTTATCAACTATGGTAGGCGAAGGCGGTCAAGCAATCGGAGATATGAATGGATACACATTCACGTTTCAATCAATGGAAGCGGATCCAATGCCAGCATTAAGCTCAACAAGTGCGGCTTTAATCAATGCAATTGCACCTGGTTCAAGTGCAGCAGTTGGTGGATTTGATTTTGAAACTGCCCTTTAATCAATTAACCTTTTAAATAACGAGCGGTGCGGTTAATCGCACCGCTTTTTTTATTCTTATGATAAATTTAATAACAGGTTCAAATCAATTTATAATTTATAATTCACTACCTTATGGAAGTACTGAAATGGAATTAAAATTTTTTAATGGATTTGATAAATTAGTACATTCAGTAATTTTACAAGAACCAACATCTATTATTAATTCTATAAGATTTACAACATTTTTTTTAGATATAAATGTAAATAATAGCTTAGTTCCAAACATTAACAATTTACCATACGGAAATTATGATTTTGAAATTTATGGACAAGATGTTAACGCTTGGTTTACTGTTTTATATTCACGAGGTCAAGCATTTCTAGCGGGTGATAATGAGATACAAAAAATAGAATATATATCCGATAATGAAACAAGCGAAAGCATAATATACGTTAGCTAATGAGAACAATAATAGACACATTAAAAGAGCCAGTAAACATATTAAATGCCACAACTTTTGGCGTTAGTTTAACTACATTACCCGAAGATTTAAAATTAGTTTTTTACATTGTTTCAATAATGGCTTCAATATTGGTTAGTGTTAAGTATATTTACGAAATAATTTCATTGCGAAAAAACGCCAAAAAAGATATTTAATAGTATGAACAAGTTTGCATTCAATTCATTAACTCAAATTCAAATAAATTTACCTACGTTTTCCGAACGTAATTCAAAGAAATGGATTTCTTTCGGTGAAGATAATTTATATCCGCAATTTATAGCTGGTTTATTTCTACGTAGTGCCATCAATAGAACGGCAATACAATCCAAGATTGATGCTACTATCGGTAATGGATTAAAGACGAAAGACGAGTCTTTAAATTACGTTTTAGTGCGTGCAAATCCGATCGATAGTTGGAATGATGTGTTTGAAAAATGCGCTCAAGATTACATAACATTTGGTGGGTATGCTTTGAATGTAATTTGGTCAAACGATGGAAACAATATTAGTGAAATATATCACTTAGATTTTACGAAGGTTAGAAGTGGAAAAATTGAAGCTGGCGACGATGCGCCAATGGAATATTTCTATTCAACAAATTGGGAAAATTCAAACAAATATAAGCCTACACAATACGCAACTTACAACCCTACTTTGTCAATTGAATGTCCTTCACAAATACTTTACGCATTTGATTATGAGCCAGGCAATATCTATTATCCTTTACCGACCTATGCTGGTTCAATAAATGACATACAGATTGATATTGAGGTGTCGAAATTTCATATTTCTAATTTAGCAAATAGTTTAAATCCTTCTTTGTTTATTTCGCTTAACAATGGAATCCCAGCGCCCGAGGAACGTAAAGAAATTTATGACGAACTAACTATGGCTTATAGAGGTACGGAAAACGCTGGAAAAGCCTTCGTAGCATTCAGTCAAGATAAAGAGCACGCTCCAGAAGTAACTCCGATTTCAAGTACTAATGATAGTTATTACACTACATTAGAAACGAGAATCACAACACGAATTCTAACAGGACACAGAATTACAAGTCCATTACTTTTGGGACTTTACAATGGTGGCGCTGGCTTTAGTTCAAATGCTGATGAATTGGCGGTTGCTTACAATCATTTTATCGGAACTTGTATTCGACCAATCCAAAAAAGTATGTTGAGAGTGTTTAATAATCTACTACTAAATAGAGGTTATGAAACTGAATTATTAATCGTACCGACTACAATTATAGAACCTTTAATAACCGTTGAATAATGGCAATAACTAACGTACTTTTCGTATCCGAAACAAAACTAAAATCATATACTTCGATACATCAATCGGTAAGCCCTGACGATTTACAGCCTTTCATTTTACAGGCTCAAGATATCTACTTGCAAAATTATTTAGGTGCTACATTTTACCAGGAATTACAAACGCAAATAACGAATAACACGTTAACGATACCAAACAAAAAAGTACTAGATGACTTTATAGGTGCGATGCTTTGCAATTATGCGCTTTACCATGCTTTGCCTTTCTTAAAGTATAAATTGTTTAATAAATCAATCATGAACAATGATAGCGAAAGTGGTACATCGATTGACTTGGAAGCGTTGAAATTTTTACAAAATGAGGTTCGTAGTGTAGCTGAAAATTATACCAAAATGATGACGGTATTTTTACGCAATAACTTAACAGATTATCCATCGTATAACAGTGCTGATTTCTTAGATGGGATAACACCAGATAGAGATACACCGTACTTTAGTGGATTGCAAACAAATTCAAGTTTTAATTTGAGTAGAAATAGAAATCGTAGACGTGGTGAATGTAACGATTGTAACGATTTCGGATATTAAAAAATAATTTAAAAAAATATAAAATGATAATAGATAACGGAAAATTCATAATTACAAATGAAGTAATCGCAAACAAGTATAACATTAGAGTAGTGCCAGACGTTACAGGTCAACCGATGCTTTTTGAAGTTGCAGTATATGGCGGTGACATAATTTTTATATGTAATTATATATCATTAAAAATATTTGTTGATGGAGTTAAATTGGTAATTTTAGACAGCAATTTCTACGCAGAATTTTCGGCAAATAATATAGAAGGTTTTAATACCGCTGAAATTTTATTAACAGATATTCGTGCAAACATTGTATAAAAAAAAATAAAATATAAAAAATGATAGACGATCAAAAACTATACATCGTAAATGTAGCCGAAACTAATAAGTACACAATTGCTTTAATTCCAAGCCCAACCAATCCAGTAAATTATAGATTTACAGTTAGTCAATTGGGGGCAGTAATTTTTAATTGTGATTATAACGACACTCAGATTAACAGTAGCAATGCTACAAGTTTATTAGTTCAAACCGATAATTTTTACGGAGAATTTAGCGCATTGAATACGGTTGATTTTACCTATGCAAATTTAATAAGTGGCTTAACCAACTTAACAGTTTCAAGTGTTGAGATTACAAGACCAGCAAACACGACAGCATACGCAGCAAAAGATGTTGTAGGTACTATAATGACATTCTCAAACGCTTTAAAATCTAATGCTGGGAATGGTTACATAACTAAAGTTCGATTAATGGGAGATGTATCAACACAAACATTCAAATCTAAATTACATTTATACTCAGTAAGTCCGACAGCTGTTGTAGACAATGACCCATTTACATTGTTGTATTCAAATAACGCAATAAGACTTGGTGCAATAGATTTACAAGCATTGGCAACGGAAGGGACAGGTTCAACGGCATGCGCTTCAATTTGGACCGCTGGGAAAGCAGACGTTAACGGATTTGCTCAAGGTATTTTGGCGGTTAAAGGCGATGCGGGTTCAAATATAATTTACGGAATTTTAGAAACTTTAGACGCTTTCACACCAACTTCGGGCGGTAAATACTTTGTTGAAATTACAGTTGATAATATCTAATTATGCGAAGACATATTTTTAATTTACTAACAACTCCATCGGGTTCAATTAGCTTTGAAAGTGAATATACAGCATTGTTAGCTCGTGCTACTACATTGGGCTATACATTGCCATCTACAAGTCAACAAATTAAGCAAAATAAATTGTTAGTTGATTTGAAAGCGGCTGGTGCATGGACTAAATTAGATGTATTCTATATGTTTGCCACGGATGGAAACAGCTCATTTGCTACGTTAAATTGGAAAAATCCAAACACGAATCAAAGTACATTAGTTAATAGTCCGACATTCACAGCAAACCAAGGATTTGCAGGAAATGGAACGTCAAGTTACATAAATACAAATTACAATCCATCAACATTTGCAAGTCCTAAATACTTATTAAACGATGCAAGTTTGGGGTGGCACAAACGTACAACGGGAACGCTTAGCACAGTTAGGAATATAGTCGGAGTTGCAAGTTTCAGAATTAACATGGTTAACCAAAATTCTAACAATCAAATTTTCAACACTACATTTGGGACTGGTCAATCAATTGCAACAAATTTTGGAATAAATGGTTTTGCTTTGGCAAATAAAACAGGAAGTTTAGCGGGTACAAATTACGTTGCAAATACAACACCAATAAATTATACAGCATTAGCGGTTGATGCTTTGCCAGCAACAAATGTGTTGTTATTTTCATCAACTGGTCTTGCTAATTTTTCAGATGTACAATTGTCTTACTTCTTTGCGGGTGCAAATTTAAGCGCCTTCGCTAGTCCTTTGTTTACTTCTTTTAATAACTATTTAACGTCAATATAATGTTAGTATTATCCCCATCAATTGAACAATACAACGAGCTTAATGGATACAAAAATGGCACGTCAGAATTAATTTTTGTAAAAGATTATTCGAATGCGTGGATTGTAGGCGTTGAAGTTTTAGAGGATGAAAATTTTAGTGAAATTTTAGACGAATTATTAAGACTTGACATTATCGAGTACACACCTTTTCCTGAAGAGGATATTTAATTTAACTTTTAAAAAAATAATATGAAAGCAAATAATACAAAACAATGGTATGAATCAAAAACTATCATTATGAACATTATGGTCGGCATGACAATGGTAATGGCTTTATTACCTACATTATTCACGGATTTAAAAATGGATGAAAATTTAAGCCTGAGATTGAGTGTAATGGTTGGTTTCTTAACTAACATTATAAATATTGGTTTGAGATTTATTTCAACGGATAAAATTAAAACTAATGCCTAACTCAATCGTTAGCGCAAAGTTTGATTTAATGCGCCTTGCATTGCCAAAAGATAGCTTGTTTACGCTAGATAATAATACGATTAAGGTAAAGCATTCAGACGTAACTTTAAAGGCTGAAATTGAGGCTAAAATTAAGAATTTGACCGCTTCAATTGGGTGCGAAATTACCGACAAATCAACGAGTGCGAAGATTAAGTTTGAAATCAAATTTTAATATTATATTTTTGTAATTCATGAAGCCTAAAATCTTTAGTCAATTAGAACAGGAAAATTATTTCGGAAAAGCAAATTCACAAGGAACGTATTTAGTTATGATTGATTTGCCTTACACGATGTATTACGATAGACAACCGATTAAGCGTATGAGATGCCATAAGAAGGTAGCTCAAGCCTTTAAAAATGTTTTTACTGATTTATTAAAAACATACGGAGAACGAAAGTTAAACGAATTAGAAATTACTGATTTCGGTGGATGCTTTAATTATAGATTAATGAGAGGTTCAAGAAGTAAATTAAGCGCACATTCATGGGGTACTGCAATCGATTTGGATCCGAATAGAAACACTTTAAAAGAAACAAGTAAAACAGCTCGATTTGCCAAAACTGAATATAAGGCAATGATTGATATCTTTGAAAAGCACGGCTTCGCTTCGTTGGGTAGGTTAAAAAATTACGATTGGCAACATTTCCAATATGGTTTACCTATATAGTGAATAACTAAAGTATATTTATTAAGCATTTTTAGTTATATTTGTATAAATAAAAATATATTAATATGCAAGATTTAAAAAACTTTGAAGGACTTTACAAAATTGATAAAAGTGGTAACATATATTCAAATAGGATTAAAAAAATAATGAAAAATAGTAAATCTAATTCAGGTTATTTTTGTATAATTTTAAAAAAGAATAAAAAAACTTATGGTACTTTTATTCATAGATTATTAGCTATAAATTTTATAGATAATCCTTTAAATTTAGAACAAGTAAATCATAAAGATGGTAATAAACTTAATAATAATTTAGATAATTTAGAGTGGGTTACACGTTCTGAAAATATTTTACATATGTATCAACTTGGATTAAAAAAATATAAACCATTGCATTATAAAAACAAATTTGGCAGTGAACATAATAGAAGTAAATCTATTTTATGTACAACTAACAATAAAAATTACGGTTCTATTTCAGAAGCCAGTAGAGAATTAAGCATAGCAGTTTCATCTATACATTGGGCAATAAATAAAAATACTCAAACTAAAAAAGGATATACATTCATATATAATTAATTCGTTTTTTTCATAATAAATTTAATGTTTATGGCTTCACTTTTCTAAGTGAGGCTTTTTTTTTAAAAATTAATAGCCTTTATTCATGCACGTTTCAGCGTATTAACAAAAATAAATGTAAAATATATTTGGTAGTACGGAATGTTAGTATATCTTTGCACTATCAATAACAATTAAAAATAAAAATTATGACAAACACAAAATTACAACAACGATTAGAAAAAAAAGGTTACACAGTAACTGCAAACATTGGTTATAAGAATGACGAGCAAACAATTATTAGTTATTCATTAAAAAACAAAAATGGCATGACTTTAAAAACTGAAACATCATTAACTAAATTATTAAGAAACAATTAAATTAAAAAACATGATACAATTAACACAACAATTAGACAACAACGCAACATTGACTCAAACACATTACAACATGGTTACTATGAGTGAAGTTAAGAAGGTACATTTAGCGTGCCAATTAGAAAGACTTGAACAAGAGATGCAACAGCCAGTTAAGGATTGGAATAAGATTGCATTCTTAAAAACTGAAATTGCAACATTAAAAAACTACTTAAAAATAAAAAACGTAGTTGTGCAAGAAAAACTTTACACTGAAAAAGAAATGATAGACTACGGAAGATTTTGTGTTCAATGCGAAAAACAAGGCTTTATAATCCCTAAAAATAATCAATTATGCAAATAGTAAACACAACCATTGTAACAACGATAAGCGAGATAAAGGAGTTGATCCAGTACTGCTTAGTCCATAATTTTGAAGGTCAAATTAATCTTACTTTTGAAGATAACAAAATAATAGTCTCAGAACCTAGCAAAGAGATTGCACCTGATTTTATAATTGAACGTTTCCCTCATTCGGATTGCATTGATAATTGCCAATAAAATAAATATGGAAAAAAGAAAGAACATTAGAAAAGCAAAAGAAGATTACAAACAATTAGGTAGGAAAAGTATTTACATCAATCCTAAAAACAATATCTTGAAAACGTATCGAAGTAATAACCACAAACTCCTGGACCTGGTTAATAAGTTGATCCAAAACAAAAACAAGATAAATCCTAACAAGGTAACAGAAAAGCAACGCAAAGACATTAGCGAAACCATTAACGAATTATTATTTATATAAAACTTAAAATAAATTTTGTAGTACAAATAAAAAGAATATCTTTGCAATTCATTAAACAATTAAAAAAATAAAAATTATGAAAATTACAACAACACAAACACAGACAGAAACAAAAGAAATCGAAATCAATTTCCCTTCATTTACAAAAGTAGTAAGTCCATTATCAACTGCATATTATTGCATTAAAAATGAACATGAAGTATTGAGAGTTGAGCAATTTCTTAGCACTAAAATTGCAACGGTTAGTCATTATTCAAACTTTTCAGATGCTTTGATTAATGGATTTGAATTTATCGACAAGGATACATTCTTTGAGAATTACAATAAAATTGTAGCGCAAATGTGGGAAGATATGGAACAATTAGAAGCTAGTTTTGTTGAAGATGAAACAAACGAAAAACAAGATGATGAAGGCTACGAATACAATCCCGAAACCGAAACTATGAATTAATTAACAAGGGGGTTAACAGCCCCCACTTTAAAACAATAAATATTATGAATAAAGAAATAGCAAAACAAACGAAGGCAACGATAACAAGCCTATTCAAACAATTAGATTTAGACGTTGTGCCATTAGAGCAATTGAACGTAATACTTTCAACACCACCGCCAGCGACCTGGGTGAAACAGCACCCATTTATTAAAGGTTACAATTACCTACCTATTGACAAAGTGGAGTACTTACTTCGTAGATGCTTTAAGAAGTATCAAATCGAGGTTATTAAAACAGCACAATTATTCAATGCAATCGAAGTGACAGTAAGAGTGCATTACTTAAACCCAGCTACAAATGAAATGATGTATCATGACGGCGTAGGAGCTCAAGAGTTGCAAACAAAACAAGGAACTGGCAATCTTAATATGGATATGTCAAATGTAAACAAAGGTTCAGTAATGATGGCTTTACCAATAGCGAAATCAATTGCAATAAAAGATGCGTGTGACCACTTTGGAGATTTATTCGGTGCTAATCTAAATAGAAAAGATATTGTGCAATTTACAGGCGATACGGAGCTTTTAAGTGCAGAGAGTGTACATAATAGCAAAGAAAAAGAAAGAGTAATTAAGCACATCGAAAATGCGACTACAATGCAGTCTTTAGAACAAGTTCAATCGCTTGCGATAAAATACGAATTAGAAATTATTTACGATAAAAAACAAGAAAACATATTATATGGATTTAAAAATATTATTTAGATGCAGTGGTACGGGAGCTTTAATGACCGACCCAAAATTGAAAGCCGACAAAGACGCTGGCAACTTATCAGAAACCGCAAAGACATTCGTTGAAGATAAATGGTTATTTGAGCAGTTCGGTTTTTCCGAATCAATCAAAAATCAGTATATGGATAAAGGAAATTTTTGCGAACAAGATTCAATGGAATTAGTTAGTCAAGTAGTTGAAGGCGGTTTCCGTTCAAGATACAATACGAAGTTACAAAACGAGTATGTTATAGGAACTCCCGACATTGTGCTTAACGATTGTGTTGAAGATATAAAAACCTCGTGGAATTTAAAAACGTTTTTTAATGCTGAATTATCAAAGATGTATTACGCACAAGCGCAATGCTATATGTGGCTTACAGGAAAAGAAAAGTATAAATTAATTTACGCCCTTGTGCCAACACCTCAAAGCATGGTCCTAAATGAGTGCGAAAAGTTAGTTTATAAATATGGCAAAAACTATGAGAATGAAGATTACATCAAAGAATGCCAACAAATCCAACGTAATAACGATTTAATCAAAGAATTGCCAACTGAAAAACGAGTTAAAGTATTTGCATTTGATTACGATCCAGCATACATTGAAACATTGAAGATTAAAATCGAGAGAGCTCGAGAATATTATAACACTTTAAAATTATAAAATGGAAAACAACATTAAAGAACACATCGAAAGATTAACAGCATACGAATATACATTGCTAAATACAATATGCGACCACTCAAACATTAAATTTGTTGATTTGGTAGGGCAAAAAAGACATAGAAAGTTTGTAAATGCTCGAAAAATAGCCAGCTACTTATTAAAAAATCATGGTTATACACACGAAAACATTGGGCAAATAATTAGCTTAATTCCTAAAGACCATACGAGTATTATTTACAACGTACGAAAGGCACATGATCATTATGAATTTGAACCATTATTTAAAAACATAGTTGATAGCGTCAACAATGTAATAACCAAAGAAAGATTTACAAGTTTTAAATATAAAAAATAATCATGGAAAATATAAACGAATTTATAAAAGACAATCCTAAAATGAAACTCAAAGAAATTGGGGAATTATACGGGCTTTCAGTTTCTGCAGTTAGCAAACGTAGAAAATTATTGGGTATTAAAATTGGCACCGCGGAAAAATGCAAAAAGATAAAAACAATGTTACATCTTAAGAATATTGATATTGCAAATAAGCTCGGATGCACGCAAAATTTAGTCGCAGTAGTCCGACATAAAGAAGGTAAAAGGTCTACCCAAAGAGTAGATTTAACAGATGAACAAATTGAGTTAGTTAAGCTAAATTACAACTCAATGACTGGCGTTAAATTAGCTGAATTAATTGGAGTTACAAGCCATGTATTGCGAAGTCGAATGGCTGAAATGCAGTTGTATAACGATACTGAAAGACAATGTAGTTTCTACGATTACAGCTTGGATAATGGAAAAGGGTATTTCGATTTGGAAAAATATAAAGCGGTTATGTTATGAGTGATAAATTTTTAAAAAGCAATACCGACATCACGTTAATATTAACGTATGCAACGCAAATAAGTAGGTTGTGTGAAAATGTTATCGTAGATTTACAATTGAGTAAAGGATATAAACAAGACTTTCAAGACGCAATAAAGGCGGCTAACAAGGTGCATAAATTGATAGTTGGAGTTACGAATTATGAGATGCGAAAAGAGATACACGAAAGAACTACAAATAATTATGAAACGGGAGTTTTTGACAATTTGATGTTTAATTTTGGACAAATGTCCGATGAACAACGTAATATTGCAGATGAAGTCCTAACTCAAATATTAAACAACACATTAAAAATAAATTGGGATAATGAATAAGATAATATTAATGCTAGTAATAATTACTATAATGTCATGTAATAATACAATAGAAAATAATGAAAAATTAAAAGTTACTAAATATAAAAATAACGTAGAGGTTGAAAGCATTATGGGAATGGTTCAGTATGGATTAAGTAAAGTTAAATTAAATGACTCAACTACTATTTTAATATATTCAGAACCTCAAACTTGTAGCATAATAAAAATAAAATAAATAATGAATAATTATAAATACTTAGGGAAAACAAAAAACGATAATAAGCCAACATTTGAAACCATCCAAGTTGATGTGGCTAAAATGAAGGCGGTACGAATTGATAAAAAAACAATTAAATTAATAAAGAAATGAACGATAAAATAAAAGAAGTATTGAACGTAATTACAGCCAACGGCATGAGAGAGTTAACAGATGAAAGGTTAAATCAATTTGCATTTGTAATTTGTGAATTGCAAAAAAAAGAATGTTCTTTAATATGGGATTTTGAACATAATAAAGATAGGACTTTAAATTCAAAAAACGTAGCTGAATAAAAAATTAGCCATGTGTCGGAATTGATAGACGAGTGCTTCCCATTAGAACAGCATACCCTTTGAGGTTTATAGGTTTGAATCCTATCATGGCTACTAAACAATTAAAACAAATAAATATGAGTACAATGATTAGCGGGTACATTACCCTAGACAAATTAAAAGAAATCGTGAAGGTTTGCGAGAGTAAAAATGAAACAGGCTTTAAATTTACAGCCAGTATCTCGGACCAGTCAAACCAATTTGGACAAAATGTGTCCTTTTTTGCTGAGCAATCTAAAGAGCAAAGAGATGCAAAAGTTTCAAAGTATTACTTCGGTAATGGAAAGGTTTTTTGGACTGATGGTAAAATTAGTTTAGGTACAAAAGAACAACCAGCAGAGGTTAAATATGAAAGTAACAAAATACAAGATGCAGTAGTAATTTCAGATTTGCCGTTTTAATCGTTTTGTTGATGCCAACGAAATGATAATTAAGCCACCTATTAAGGTGGTTTTTTTATTTATATTGATAATCAATTCTTTATATATATTTATATTCCACATGAATAAAAAAGTATGCAAAGTCTCTCTTATAGGCATAGTTCAAACAAGAATTTTTTTTTTTTTCAAATTATCAAAAAAAAACCTGCATCCTGCATGTTTTTGGCTTATAGTCAATGTTTATAATACTTTCGCTCATATATAAATTTTTTTACATGTAGAATATAAATATATGTTTATTGAATATAATATGTTTAAGTCAATTAATAATATTGTATATTTGTGTTTTAGTTCTTAATAAATATGTGGTGTGAGAACCATTAGTTATAATCTTTTTAAATGCCATTGTAGGTATTGCAAAAAAAGGAATAGTAGAAATACTATTCTAAATTCTCACTTGCAGTTCCTACAATGGTTTTTTTTATTTATGAATAAATTATGTCAAAGTTGTAAATCTGAAAATATAGAAACTATTTTTAGTGATGGTGTTATGAGCTACTTTTGTAAAGATTGCAATGCCTACAATGGTTCAGCTCACAATTATATTAGTACAGGATTAAAGTTTAGGTTCGGAAAATATAAAGGAGATTTAATTGAATTATCTGAAAATGCAAATTACCTTAGTTGGTTGCTTGAAGGTAATAAAATTGATAAAGGATATCGAATAGCAGTTATTAACAGATTAAACCAATTAAAATAATGCCACAAATAACAATATACAAATCATTTGGAGACGTATCCGCTGGATATAATAGAGATATTTATTTTATCTTAGATAGGATAAAAAGAGGTAGTTCAAAGGTACTTATTGAACAAATACGTAATTCTAATTTAGAGGCTCAAAATAGCCTTAAAAAGAAACTCCCAGCCATTCTATTCAGTGGAACATTTAGACAGCGAAATGATGCCTCTATTATCGAACATAGTGGTTTAATTTGCATTGACTTTGATAAGTTTGAAACAATTGAGTTATTAAACGAATTTAGAGCGCAATTAATCGAAGATGCTTACACATTTAGTGTGTTTACCTCACCTAGTGGTAACGGGCTTAAATGCCTGGTTAAAATACCAAATGAAATAGAAAATCATAAATTATACTTTGAGTCATTAAAAGAAAAATATAATTCTAAATATTTTGATATCTCATGCTCAAATATTAGTAGAATATGTTTTGAAAGTTATGATCCAAACATTCACATAAACGAAGATAGTTTAATATGGTCTGAGAAAAGCGAACCCGATATTTATGAGGTTGAAACTATTAATGTAAACATACCGATAAGGTCAGAAAATAGAATAGTAGATAATCTTCGTAAATGGTTTACTAAATTCTCAATGAATGAAGGAGAGAGGAATAACAACCTATTCAAGTTAGCCATCGCATTCAATGATTTTGGAGTACCAAAAAACGTATGTGAAAGCGTTTGTATGGAATATGTAAGGGAGGATTTTCCACTTCGTGAAATACAAACTATTATAAAAAGCGCTTATCAACGTACAGGTAGTTTTGGAACTAAATTCTTTGAAGATACATTTACTAAAGAAAAGATTGAAAAAAACATTCGTAGTGGTAAGGATATAAAAGCAATTAAAAAACAATTCCCTGACTTACAGGAAAATGAGATTGAGAATGCCATCGAGAACGTAAAGGAAAATATATCAATAACTGACTTTTGGGAATATTCTAGTAAAGGCAATATTCAAATTTTACAGCATAAATTTAAGTACTTCTTACAGGAACGTAATTTCTTTAAATTTTATCCGAGTAGTACGAATGGATTTATATTTATTAAAATATTTGAAAACTTACTTGAAGAAACAAATAAGGATATGATTAAAGATTATACCCTTAATTATTTAGAGTTTAAAGAAGATATAGGAATGAAGCCATTTAATTATATGGCTGAAAAAACTAAATATTTTTCATTCGATTTCTTATCATTTTTAGAAACTAAAGAAGTTAAATTACTTGAAGATGACATCGATAATTGTTATCTATACTTTAAAAACAAAATAGTATCAATCTCAAAGAATGAGATTAAACAAATTGATTACATTGATAGCGAAGGTTACGTGTGGAAAAATCAAATCATTGATAGAGATTTTGAGTATATTAAAATAGAATCATGTGTATTTGGTAAGTTTTTAAATTACATTGCTGGAGAAGATGAAAGTCGTTATAATTCGCTTAAATCGGTTATTGGGTATCTATTGCACTCATTTAAAACAAGTGCAAACAATAAGGCTATAATTCTTAACGATGAAACTATTTCAGATACTCCGAATGGTGGGAGTGGTAAGGGCTTATTTTGGAATGCTTTAAGTCAAATGAAAAAATTAAATAGTTTAGATGGAAAATCGTTTAGTTTTGGCGACCAGTTTAAGTATCAAACCATTTCTGCAGATTGTCAAATATTAGTATTTGACGATGTAAAGAAAAACTTTGACTTTGAAAGTTTATTTAGTCTTATTACTGAAGGTATTACCTTAGAGCGCAAAGGTCAACTAGCAATAAAATTACCCGTTAAGAAAAGCCCGAAAATATTAATTACAACTAACTACACGGTCGGTGGCGTTGGTGGATCATTTGAGCGTAGAAAGTTTGAGGTTGAGTTTAGTAGTTTCTTTAATGCAAACAACACACCTTTAAAAGTATTTAATCATTTATTATTTGACGAATGGAGCGAAATAGAATGGAAAAAATTTGATAACTTCATGATTGAATGTGTGCAATATTATTTAGCAAATGGATTGGTACAGCATGAGTTTAAGAATTTAGAGGTGCGCAAATTTATTAATAAAACATCGAGTGAATTTTATGAGTTTGTTAATGAAACCGAACATTTGCAAACGGGAGTTAGAATAATAAACCAAGTATTTTTTGAGGAATTCTTAAACGATTATCCTGACTTTAGAAAATGGTTAACTAGAAAGAAATTAAAACAATGGATTGATGTTTATTGTCAATTTAAAGGATATGAAGTAGAACATGGCAAATCTCATTTAGGAGTTTATTTTGAGATAGTAGATAAAACAAAACCGAAAAGAAACGATATAACAAGCGAACCAATTGATGACGGATTAATATTTTAATATGAACAGAAAAACTAAACAAAGATTTTTAGATGCAAAGCGAATGAGCCTCATTCGTAAGTACCCAACCTGGACAGATGAAGATTTGCAGAGCTTTAATTTTTACACGAAAACCGATAATTCTGCAAACCACTTAACTGGTTGCATAATGGACTGGATAAGATACAATGGCGGTCAAGCAGAACGAATCAACACAATGGGACGTAGGATTGACAATCGAGAGACAATTACCGACGTTATGGGGTACACACGGACAATTGGTTCGGTATCATGGCAAAAGGGCACAGGAACGAAAGGGAGTGCTGATATAAGCGCAACTATACCAATGCAAGTAAATGGTATCAAATTTGGAGTTAGTGTGAAAATCGAGGTTAAATATGGCAAGGATAGGCAATCACTTGACCAAAAGAAATATGAGCACACAATTAATGAAGCTGGGGGGATTTATTATCAAGCTAGAAACATTGATGACTTTATTGAATGGTACGATGAAACTTTTAAATAACATGCCTTATACTACACACAACAATCATTAACAAGTAAATTATATAACACATTATGCAAATAGAATTTAAGATTACAGGCGAAGACCAAAACGAATTAATGCCATACTTTCAGGCGCAAAATAGAGATGCTTTTTTATTTCAATTATTCCACAATTTCTTTAGGCAATGGAAAAATACTGATGGAATGGTCGACATTGAAGATGTTAAAGAAAAGTTATTTGAGTTAAAGAATGAACACAATGTTATTTTAATCGACTATTAATACACTAACTTTGTTTCCCAAAAGCAATTCATTGAATGATATAGTACTTGAATACCCAATCTTAATTGAAGCCAGTAAGAAGATTACAGGCGGTCATGAATTGCATCTTGACTTACTTCATTACGCAATCGAGGAGCTTTATTCAAAGTCAAATTATAATGAGATTATTAATAGTGGTGGATTGAGATTTTATATAGTACGAATAATGCTTACTCAATGGCGTTCAAATACTGGTCCATTTTATAAGATGTTTTTTAATCAAAAGTCAAATGAGATAGTTGGGGACTTTATTTACGAAGATGAATATGATTTTAATGAGATACAATACAATGAAGCTTTAGAGGATTTGAAGTGGTACGATAAAGAATTATTCAAACTATTCACAAACGAACAGCATACGATTTCAAGCTTATCCAGGCAAACAGGCATACCACGTTCAAGCGTTGATTTAACTATTAAAAAAGTACGTAAAATATTAAAGAAACATGAGTAAAGTTTTAATAATCGGAGACATACATGAGCCCTTTTGTTTAGATGGTTATATTGACCATTGCAAAAAACAATACAAGCAATTTAATTGTAATAAGGTAGTATTTATCGGAGACATAATTGACTCACATTACAGCTCATTTCATAACACCGACCCCGATGGATTGAGCGCAAAGGATGAGCTCAATGTTTCAATTAAGAAGTTAAGAAAATGGCACAAGGCATTCCCTAACGCAACGGTTATAATTGGGAATCATGATCGAATAGTGGCTCGTAAAGCCTTAGCAAATGGAATTAGTGCTAAATGGATTAAGGAATATAAAGACGTTTTAGAAGTACCTACATGGAATTTCAAAACAGATGAAACGATTGACAATGTGTATTATGTACATGGAGAAGGTTCGACTGCATTCACAAAGGCTAAAGACCAATTCAGATCCGTTGTAGCTGGTCACACACATACGAAGTGTTACATTGAATTTGTTAATAATGTATTTGGAATGCAAGTCGGTTGCGGTGTAGATAAGGATAGTTACGCAATGGCATACGCTAAAAACTACGCACCGCCTCAAATAGCTTGCGGTGTGGTTATTGATGGTAAATTGCCAATTATAATTAAAATGCACTAAAATATATATTTATAGATATGAAATGGAAATTTGAAAATATAGATGTTATATTCAGTTGTCATGAGAATGACTTTGAACGTACAAGTAATTACTCACGAAATAAACTTAATACAAATGATAGAATTATTTATCTTGACGGTGGCAATATCGATGGGAACGATAGCGTTAATATTGAATCCGATATATGCGAAAGTACTGAGAATATTTACAATTCTCACAACGTTAAACCTCGAAGGAAAGCCGTTAAAGTGTCCGACGTGCCTTCCGTTTTGGGTGACGATGATAGTCCTATTGATTACTAGAGTAGATATACCATTGGTAATATTATTAAGTTTTAGTGCCTCTTATTTAGGGGAGTATTTTTACAAACAATTGACTACATGAGAAAAACATTTAAATTAAATATATTTTATTGCAAAGTAAATTTTATCCTTTCAAAGGATATTATTAAGGACGTACAAAAGATATTCAAAAAGAATAAAGAAGTATTCACATTAGATTGCGAACTTGAAGGCATTGTTTTTTACTTTACGATTAGTGAATACTTTATAATCATTAACGAGAATTATTTATCTCATAATACTTTAGCACATGAGATATATCATTTAGTGGTTAAAGTAACGGAGCCTAGGGATATAACAGACGAAGAGACGCAATCATGGTTGTGTGGTGAATTAACACAGGACATATATAAATTTTTAGAAACAAACAAAGTAACAATAAAATGACAATGATAGTTAGCGAACAGGATAAAGAAATATTACTTGAAAATAGTAAGATAATACTAGACATTACAACTGGTTATAAGCCTAACGAATTGAAGGTATTGTATGATTTGCATAATCGAATTTACAACACTAACAAGGTGCCAAACGGTTGTGGTTCATGCATTCGTAGTGTAATCGTATCGTTACAAAAAGCATTGTCTAAAGTGATTTAATAATTAGAAAATAATTAGAAAATATGCCAAATATAGAAAACTTAATACCAGCACAGAAAGGTGAAGTAAGAAACCCAAATGGGCGTGGTAAAGGCAATAGAAATAGAAGTACAATCCTTAAGGAATTACTTGACATTAACGACCAAGAATTAAAGATGCACCAAGCTCAGATTGAGAAGGCAATCGAGCTGAAAGATACGAACGCATACAAAGCCGTTTTAGATAGTGCTTATGGTGCACCAGTTCAACAGATTGACAATGACATAACAATAAAGGAATTCGACATCTCGAAACTCTATAATGGAGAAGCACAGTAAGGCATGGGATTTATTAGGTAGTAAGAGTAGATACTTTGTAGTCACGGGCGGACGAGGCAGTGGTAAGTCTTTTGAGGTGGGTAGGTTCATTACTTTATTATCATTCGAGCAAGGACATAAGATATTGTTTACGAGGCAAACAATGACGAGTGCTCACTTGTCTATTATTCCCGAATTTAAAGAGAAAATTGAGCTATTAAAATTAGAAGATATGTTTAGTATCTCTAAAAGTGAAATTAAGAATAAGCAATCTCAAAGTGAAATATTTTTTAAAGGCTTAAAGACATCGAGCGGTGACCAAACAGCGAACCTTAAATCTTTGCAAGGAGTAACAACGTGGATTTTAGATGAGAGTGAAGAGTTAACCGACGAAGATACATTCGATAAAATAAATTTATCAATCCGTTCTAATGATAAACAAAATAGAGTTATATTAATCCTTAACCCAGCAACGAAAGAACATTGGATATATAAGAAGTTTTTTGAACAAGAAGGTATCAAAGAAGGCTTTAATGGAACGAAAGGTAATACGACATATATTCATACTACCTATGAAGATAACATTAAAAATTTAGGTGTTTCATTCTTACAAGAGATTGAAAAAATTAAGATACACAATCCTGATAAATATCAACACGTTATTTTAGGCGGTTGGTTAGACAAAGCCGATGGAGTTGTGTTTACTAATTGGGAGTTCGGTGCGTTCAATCCAAATTATTTACAAACATCATTTGGAATGGACTTTGGGTTCTCGATTGATCCTGACGCATTAGCTGAAGTGGCAATTGATTTAAAGAATAAAATACTTTATGTCAAAGAACATATTTATCAACGTGGGCTTAAAACACATGAGTTATCAAAAATGCTACTTGAAAAAACAAAAGGCGGTTTGATTATAGCAGATAGTGCCGAGCCTAGATTAATTGATGACCTTAGATTTCAAAAAGTAAACATACAAGCGGTTAAGAAAGGAACCATTGAAAGCGGTATTGTTCGTATGCAAGATTTCAAGATTATAGTTGAGCCTAACAGCACGAACATAGCAAAGGAGTTAAATAATTATTGCTACTTAAACAAAGGTAGTCGACTATATGTAGACAATTGGAATCATATAATAGATGCAATAAGATACAATGTGATATATAACCTTGACAATCCATCAAAAGGAACTTATGGTTTTTATCGAAAAGGTATGTAATTTTACAAAAAAAATATATTTAACAATATGGTCGGTTCAATATACGAAATATTAATTAAAGATTTAAGAACATTGTGTTTATCTCATAAGGCAGTAAAATCCTTTCGAGTAGGTGATATAAGTGCAATCGAACAACCTAGTGGTAACGATGGAACGTTTACGAATTCATACGATTACATGGCAGTTCACTTAGTCCCATCAACTGCTGAAATGAATGGTCAGTCAACGAAGTTTGAGTTTGATATGGTAGTTTTTGACCTTTGCAAAGACGATTTAGATTTGCAAGTAATTACACAATCACAATGCTTAGAAGTAACTCGAGATATTATCAGTAAATTTAACTTAACCGATTGGGTAGGCTTTCGATATAACATTCAATTACCAACTACGTCAATGATATTCGACGAAGCCTTTGTTAACTCCGTGGCTGGTTATACAACACGAATAATAGTTGAAGCAATTAGTCCATTTACTTTATGCGAAAATCCATTTAATTAATGGATCCAAAGAAACTATATATCCGTCAAGTT